ACGGCAAACTCAAGTATACTCAGTTCTATACTGAACTGCTGGATGCAAAGGGTCTGCTGAACAAACCAGAACCCACAGAGATCTCCGAGGAGTATCAGGAAACCTACGATCGCCTCTGTGGTGATTATGGACAGGATGCTGTCAATGCTTTCCTGGACATCTGGGAAGAAAGCGATCTTCATGGGTTCGAAGATGCCTACCAAGGACGTTATGAGGATGGTGCAGACTTTGCAGAACAGTTTACAACTGACTGCTACGGTTTGAATGTTCCTTCGTTCGTGGTGATTGATTGGCAGGCAACATGGGATCAGGGACTGTGTTATGATTACGAGTTCGTGAATGGATTCGTATTCGTGAACGCCTGGTAAGCACGAGATCGAGTGCGAGATGTGTACGAGATGCACACGTATCTTATACACATCTCTACGAGATATGCATAACACATAGTATATCATATCACAACGAGATTGTCAATCACTTGACATCATCTACGAGATATCATATACTATACACATGGGAGTATGGTGGAATCGGTAGACACACCAGACTTAAAATCTGTTGGGAGCAATCCCGTGGGAGTTCAAGTCTCCCTACTCCTATTGGGTGATTTGAGATTATCATCACCCATACACGCGAGAGATAGTTTATATTTCATATCTTATAGGTGAGTGGGTTCTGAAGGCAGGGAGTGGTGTCCCTGCCTTTTTTCTTATGTGCAAGAATTGTGCTTCACCCCACTCACCCCTTCCCGCACCATATGATGTGCGTATATTATACCTCACACATACCCCTGCGGGGTATGCCTTCGGCATCTCTTTAAAGTATAATATTAATCTTTATATTATTATCTTCAAACCTAACAAAGGTATTCTAGCAAGAAATTAACAACATGTCAAGCCCCTAAAACATTAGAAGACTTTATGAGTCTGATAAACACTCCTAATGTTACGGAATGTTGCAGGGGGTTGATCTGGGGTGCTGGGGGTGCTATGTTTGATTCGTGGTTGGGAACCGCTCTACATTCCCCCAACTGCCCCATTCTTGACATGAACCTCACCAAATCCTTCCCCCCTGCTGATGATCTGCTCGTGCAATTTCAGCAGGTTGACTATCAGAAACTCTACGCCGATGTGCGGAGTTTCGTTCTCACCGTGGCAGCATTTGTTGCTGTGGTTGCTACTATCCTCTGGAACAAGATTCAAACCATGCGATTCAAAACCCCCGAAATGATCACCCAATTCTTCTACCTGGGTGTGAACATGATTGGTGAACCTGGCGATGAAATCGTTGGGTTGAGTGTAGGCAACCGCTACGTTGGTTTGTATAGCAACGGCATCGCTTGGGGTGTGCTCAACGAGCAGGGTGCCCTGACCAATCAGTAAACTGGCACACAGGGGGTTGCGTTGCTGCTGCCCCCATGCCAAACTACGTTTGTTCCTGAAACACACCCATGGACACCTACTTCTTTGAGATCCAAGACGCCCCGGGTGAGATCTATGACATCGAGGATCTGCAGCAGGAGGATGACGATGAGGATCAATCCTTCAACCAAATGCTCAACAGCAACTACACCCTGTGATGACACTCACGCACCTCAACTATCAGGAGATTGATACCCTCCTCGCTATTCTTGAGACTAGCGACTGGCACTACCTGACAGAACTTACAGAGGCGGACATTCCGCTTCTGTATGACAAACTCACTGAAATGAGGGATGAGATCTGATGAACCGTTCTGAACTGCAAGATGCTCTCATTCAGCAGATGCTGGATGACATGGACCTCAAGACAATGACCCAACTCTGTTATGACTACCTGGATGAGGGTTATGCAAAGTATTCTGATGAAGAATTGATCACCGAGTGTGAAGAATACTACCCCGAACTGCTAGAGGGGTGACGATCTGACAACTGGCACACAGGGGGTTGACCCCACCCCCAACCCGTGCCATAATTGATTCAACAAGCGGGGGTGAAGCATCCCGCTCAAAACACTTCACTCAACCCTTTACTTTTTTTAACATCATGTTCAAGTTCCAATCCAGCGCCATCGAAAACATCTCCGATGTGCAAAACGGTCAAGTGACTGTTACTTTCAACGGTGGTCGTGACTATACCTACGGTGTGCAAGATGTGGAGCAATTCGTTGCTCAACTCTCCGAAGTGATCACTAAGAGCGAATCTGTGGGTCGCTTCATTAACACCGCAATCCGTAGCGAGCAACTGACTCAGGTTGCCGCCTGAGGCACACGGGGGGCATCCTGCCCCCCTTTCTTGTGCCACTTGATCAACCTGCACACACCCCCACCCTAAGGGGTCTGCTGCTGCTGTATGATTCGATCAACGCCAACCACCCCACCCATGGCACACACCGATTCCATTCTCGCAACCTACTTCCAGAGCAGTGTTTATGATCGGCAAGTTGGGATGCAATGGTACAACAACGCCTTTCAGGTTTGTGTTACTTTAGGCGAAAAGTACGGTGTCCATTCTGACATTGTGGCAGGCGTGATTGCTGCACTTTCTCCCAACAATAAGTGGGAATCTAACATTATCGACGCTGAAATCATGCTGCGTGCATGGGCAGCAGAGATCGCATACAGCAGTGTTAAAGTTTCCACCTATTTCAACAATAAGGATAAAGCAGCAACAATCCTTGATTGTCAACTAACCCGCGAACAGATTGTAACTGTTTTGCGTGGCAATAAGACGGTGGCGTTCTTCCTTTGCATCGCGTCTAATGGTGACAGCGACACGCCCTGTATTGATGGTCATGCTTACAACGTGTGGAACGGAACTGTATCTACACTCAAGGAAGTTCCCTCTATGAGTGACAAAACCTACCGCCACATTCAAGACGCTTACCGTGACGCTGCTAAGATTATCTCAGGCGTGACGGGTTCCTATCATTCAGCGGCACAAGTTCAGGCGGTGACTTGGGTAGCGTACCGCAGGATGCACAAAGGTCTGCTGTGACGCTCTGAGAACCGCACACTGGGGGGCACCGTTGCCCCTCTCTGCCCTCTATACTGATCTCAGTTCGCAAGCAACCCGATGACCTTCATCTCCTGGAGCGCCGCCCCCAAGGGCACTGGCATGGACCACGCGGAGTTCTTCACCAGCGAAGCACACGCCGTGGATGTTGCCTTTGACTGGAGCATCGAACTCGGTGGCGCTCCCGTGGTGATCTACTGCAACGAACAGGAATGGATGGAGATCACTGCCTGAAGTGGCACACAGGGGGCAACCTGCCCCCTTTTTTATGGTGCCCCTTTTTTTATTTCAAGGCTGCCCCCGTGACGACTGTTGACATCAACAGGGCTACCCCGCCCCTCCTTCGCTTGTGACCGTATTATAGGCAATGGATGCCCCGCAAAACCCGCATCGTGTGCCACTTGCTGAACCGTCTAGAACTGCTGCCACCGCCTCTCAGCACCCTGTATGGTGACAATACGCCGCAACCTCACCATGCGCTACATGATCGCCGCCGTGCTGCTGTGCCTGCTATGGGAACCGATCCGCCCCGTCCGCAGTGTGACAGCTCAGGCACTGTACACTGCAGGCGACATGATCGCCCGCTGACCCCCTATACTGATCTCAGTTCACCACCTGAACCCATGGCAACCGCAACCCGCACCCACCAGACCAACCTGCTGGATGTCACCTACAACGGTTGGACTAATTACAAGACCTGGAATGTTGTTCTCTGGATTGAGAACGATGAGGGCATTCAAGACTACATTCAGGAGCATCACATCTGCTGCTATGAGGAGATGATCGAAGCACTCTATGAGTGTGGCAGCACTGAGACCCCCGATGGGGTGAAGTGGAACGATCCTGAGATCAACCGTGCTGAGATCAACGGCGACGTGTTCGATTTCTAAACTGGCACACGGGGCGCCCAGCGCCCCTCCCCGACCCCCTATACTGATCTCAGTTCACCACCTGAACCGACCATGACCCAACAGCAACTGCTCCAGAACGCCCGCAACGTGATCATCGGCATGACCGATGCCCAGCGCACCTGCCTGAAGACCGCCGCCATCGCCAAGGGGCGCACCGCCCAGCAGGTGAGCAAGGCAGGCACCATGCGCCTGGCGCTCTGGGTGAGCAAGGGCACCAGCGCAATCTGACCCCTACGGGGGGCGCTCCTGCCCCCCCTTCCATGCTACAATTCTCTCAGTTCAAACGACCCCACCATGCGCTTCGAAGTCCGCTACCAGACCCCCTACGGTGAGCAGCAGTGGCGCTCCCAGTGGTTCAAAGACCTGGAGGAGGCAGAGCGTATGGTAGACTTCTACCGCTCCTGCGGATCGCCCTCCCACATCGCTCCCTCCTCCCTGGCACAACTGGAACGCTGATCAACGGGAATGGGTGCGCCCTTAAAGACGCCCAGCAACTCTAATCCTGAAACCACGATGACACGCGACCTTGCGCTTTCTCTCCTCCGCTCTGGCAACAACGGCGCACAAATCCTCCAAATTCTTGACTCTATTGTTCTGGGGGATAGTGTTGACGAATGTGATGAGTATGGTGCAGACCCTACACTTGATGCCATCGACTTCTGATCAGACTGTGCCAACCCGCTAGGCGGCACAGCGGAGGGCACCGCCCCTCCCCTTTGCCCCCTGATCTGCTACAATTCTCTCAGTTCACCACCTGAACCGATGACCGACCCCACCCCCCTGAAGACCATCCTCTGCCCCACCCGCTACCCGTTCGCTGTTGCCTACGTGAAGGACGGTAAGATCGCCAGCACCATCGCCTACGCTACCACCCTGGAGGACTGCTACTTCCAGGTGCAGGGATGGCGCAGCAGCATGGGCAGCGCCGACTACATCATGGCAGAGCAGAAGGAGATCGGTGAGGAGACCCCCGATCGGGTGAACACGTACTGGGTGGCGGTCTGATCCGCCAGGGGGGCACACCCGCCCCCCATGCTACAATTCTCTCAACCGCAACCGACCGATGACCGTGACCCTGACCCCCATCTCCACCAAGGCGAAGAACCGCCTGGCAAACCAGATGGCAGGCGACCCCGTGGTTGTGGTTGAGCAGCGCGACGGCAACGACCTGTTCTGCGTGAGCAGCAACGGCACCTGGTGCGCCTGGGTGAACTGCCTCACCGATCCGAACTGGGCAGTTCGCTTCTGACCTGCTACAGTACCCAAGCAACCGACACCCCCCCCCCCCCATGGCGATCTTCTCCCAGTGCTCCGACCTGCAGACCCGCGAAACCATGTGGGTTGCCCGTAAGACTGACGATGCCCCTCAGGATCGCTTCGCTGGGCAGATCAACCCTGCCGAAGGGTACTGGTGGGCAGCACGTTACGCCGAACGCTACGCCGACAACGTGGTGCCCCTGGAGGGTTGACCTCCTGCCCCCGACCCTGTAGAATTCCAGAGCAAACCGCACCGCACCCGATGACCACCGCCCTCCGCGACTGCCTCAACGTGTACGCCCCTGGCACCACCTTCTCTGACATCCTGTGGGATTGCTCCCACCCCGCCAACGACACCATCGCTTGGCACATTGCCCTGGAGTCTGCAGAGATGCACTCCTGCCTCTACGACTTCCGCAAAGACTACGGGCACCTGCAGGGTGAGCGCATCGACTGCGGTGAGTTCCTCTCCTGGTTGGGGTACTGATCCCTACGGGGCACCTTGACGGGTGCCCCACCCACCCTGTAGAATTCCAGAGCAAACCGCAACGCACCCGATGCCTGCCACCATCGCCACCGCCTTCACCCCCGACCAGATGCTCTACCTGGGGCACTCCGTGTTCAGCAGCGCCATGCGCTCCTGGGCACTGGTGATGAACAACGACAACGATGCCGAACTGCTGGTCCTGTTCAACAGCAGCGACACCGTGTACCGCTACGCCTTCCGCGCCTGGGAGGATGCCCGCAACTGGGATGAGATACGCAAGCAGGGTGAGGAGGAGGATGCCGACCGCATCTCCTGGGGGCGCTGCTTCCACCGCTTCCTGAGCGAAGGGGCGATCCTGCCCATCGCCGCCTGAACCCTGCGGGGCACCTTGACGGGTGCCCCATCCACCCTGTAGAATTCCAGAGCACACCGCACCGCACCCGATGCTCACCTCCATCATCCGCACCGCGATCCGCACCCGCCTGATCAACGACGGCCCGATGACCTGCAGCGACCTGGTTCGCGCCATGGGCATGGACCCCCGCCGCCATAAGGGCACCATTCACGCCCTCATGGTTGACATGGAGAAGGCAGGCACCCTGGATGCCACCCGCAGCGACAGCGGCAAGCGCGACCTCTGGTTCATCGTGCCCACCGCGATCCGCAAGCGTGATCGCCTTGCCGCCGCCATGGCAGGAGTCTGATTCGTTCGTGGGGGTGGGTTGACTCCTGTCCCCCTACCGTCTACAATACGAGAGCACACCGCAACCGACCTGATGGATTTCACCGTTACCCGCCTCCGTCGCCGTGGTCCCCGCAAGGGCGAGACTCTGACCCGCAACGCCCAGCACGGTGCTGGCGCCGCCGTGGGTTCTGTTCGTGATTCTGACCTGCCCGCTGGTGGCGCCTCTCATGCCGTTGGCGCTGGCAAGGGCGTGACCATCACCCGCGTCGTGGGACTGGGCAGGCAGTGGGTTGGCGATAAAGACGCCAACGCCTCCCGCTTCGCCGCCCAGGCGAAGGCAGACCGAATCGCTGCTGCCCGTGACCGCCTGGCAGAGCGGCAGGGGTGACAGTTCGTGGGGCGGCACACCCGCCCCTCATTCGTTCGTGACAGGGGCAGTTGTCGTTATAACGTTATCGTTATGGCGGCGGGCCGTGTTTTAAAAATCGATGGGTCCCACCAGTCTACAAAGTGTTACGAAAGGCATCGATATAATAGACGAAAACAAAAAAAATTCCCAGGTAAAAAAATTGCAGAAAACCTTTAATAAAAAATTATAAATCATATATAATTTCAAAAGAAATATCTATAAGAATGAAAAAAAATTTCGGAGAGGAAAAACGCCCCATACAGATTGATCCAATTAGTGGTGAGTATTACATTACTATTCCAGAATGGATTATGAATGACTTGTCTTGGTACGAAGATACAGAGATTAATTTTTTAGTAGAAAACAAAGACATTATTCTTTCAGAGTCCACAGGTCTTTGACATTATGAAAGTTTATAGCATATACGCCAAAGAGAAATGCTTATATCATCTTATAAGTGAACAAGAGTTTGAAATTACATGGAAAACACTCAAAAATATGGTCGGTTTAATGAAGACCGACTACAGTGTTGAGGACCTTTCATATGAAGAGGCGTTCATTGACATTGTATAGATAATATTGTATGATATGATTGTAACTACTTTCAATTATGGCAAAAGGATTTACTGTTAAGGCAAAGGCACCACTTACAAGCCAAGAACCTGAATGGGATTACGACAAAGCAAGAGAAATGATCAGAGGCAAAAGCATTGTATTTTGCCTTCCTGGAAGAGGAGTTTCATATACTTATCTGAAAAATTTTGTACAACTTTGTTTTGATCTTGTTCAGTCTGGTGCAAGCATTCAAATTTCTCAAGATTATTCTTCCATGGTGAATTTTGCTCGTTGCAAATGCCTTGGAGCAAATGTACTTAGAGGTCCTGATCAACTCCCCTGGGATGAAAAATTACAATATGACTATCAATTATGGATTGATAGTGACATTGTATTCAACACTCAGAACTTCTTACAATTGGTTCTGATGGAAAAAGACATCGCAGCTGGTTGGTACTGTACAGAAGACGGTATGACGACTTCTGTTGCACACTGGTTAGAAGAAGATGATTTCAGAACAAATGGTGGTGTGATGAATCACGAAACCATTGAAACCATGAGAAATCGTAAAAAACCATTTACAGTTGACTATACTGGATTTGGTTGGCTTTTAATCAAGCACGGAGTCTTTGAGAACTCCGAAATGAAGTATCCATGGTTTGCACCAAAAATGCAAGTCTTTGAATCTGGTGAGGTTCAGGATATGTGTGGAGAAGATGTAAGTTTCTGTCTGGATGCAAAGGAAGCAGGATTTGAAATTTGGTGCGACCCACGGGTACGAGTCGGTCACGAAAAAACAAGAATTATTTGAATGTCTGACAATACACGCTATAATGTTTTTTGTAAGGGTCGGAAGATTTATTCCGACTTAGATCAAGAGTCATTCTTTGACGTGATGGAGGATCTGGCACAATCATTTTATGAGAGTGGCACACCAGAACCTTCTGATATTACTACAGAACTTATTGGAGAAAATTAAATGGCAGTGAAAGCAAAAGGTGGTTTGAATAAGAACTCTTCTTATATTCCCGGACCACCGAAGAAATCTCGTCAAGGAGATGGTGCAGGTACTAAATACGCAGCGACTTCTCGTAATGGAGCACGTAAAAAGTATAGGGGACAAGGTAAAGGATGAGTTACTTCCTGGATGTCAACGAAGAATGGAATCAAATAAACCCTAAAGACATCTGGGCATACAATAAATTATCATTGAGTCGGATTTTGGAGTATCAATGTGGTCCTACAGGCACCACAGTTCCAAAGTCCGACTTTTATATTGTCCGTCCATGCATTAATTTGCTTGGTATGGGTCGTTTGTCTCGTAAAGAATGGATAGAAGATAAGACTAATCACTTTCACCCTTCGGAATTTTGGTGTGAAATCTTTCAAGGACCACATTTAAGCGTTGATTTTTATGAAAAAAAGTCAAAATTGGTGGTTTTAGGTGAAAAAAATGCTGATGATCCATTATACAAGTGGCGTAAATGGACTAGAATAGATGTAGAAGTAGATTTTCCTTCAATTTTATGCGATTTGGTTGGTAATTATGAATGGATTAATTGTGAATTTATTGGAAATCACTTAATTGAAGTGCAATTTCGCCAAAATCCCGACTTTCGTTATGGAAATTCAGTCGCAATTCCTATTTGGGAGAAAAAACACATTAAAAATATTCAAAATTATAAATTTATAAATGATAATGAGTACGATGCTTATTTAAGAAAAGGATTTTATGTCGATTAAGGGATAGAAACCCCTTAAAAAGTTCTGATATTAACCTTTTAGAACAAAAACAATGGCAATCAATCCAAATCCAGACAGAAATTCTGATTATATGTACAAAATGTGGGGAACAACGAAATTAGTAACAGATTATGATATGCTTGATGGTAAAAAAGTCATTCAAGAAATTATGCATGACGAAATTCCGACAAAAAAACACCATTTGAAAGAGCAATCTCAACTTCATAAAACAATTCGTAATGATGAAAACTATGACGATTGGGAGTACGGAACGGAACCAAATTATGGAGAAACTTGGGCATAAATAAAATTAATGTAAAGTCTTGTTTGATAAGTGGCACAGGTACAGAGAATATCTCAATCATTTAAAGACATTAGTTTATCTCTTGATGTGCATCCAATTACAAAGGATCTTTTAATATTAAAGGATTCCGATGCAATTAAAAGATCAATACGAAATTTAATACAGACAATTCCAGGAGAAAGATTTTTTAATTCTTCTTTTGGATCTCAACTTAGGACAAGTTTATTTGATTTCGTAGATTTTGGTACTGCATCTGTGCTACAACAACAAATTGAAATTGCAATTTCAAATTATGAACCAAGAGTTGAAAATGTAGAGGTTGAAGTTATTCCAAGACCTAATGACAATAACTTTGAAATTACAGTCTACTTTGATATTATCGGACAAGACTTTCCAGCTCAAGAATTCAATTACATTTTAGAGGCAACAAGATAAAATGCCTTTTACCAAATTCACAAACCTAGATTTTGACCAAATAAAGACATCCATTAAGGATTATCTCCGTGCTAACTCCAATTTCACGGATTATGACTTTGAGGGATCAAATTTTTCTGTTCTTATTGATACTCTTGCATATAATACTTACATAACGGCATTTAACTCAAACATGGCGGTAAATGAATCCTTTTTGGATTCTGCCACAGTAAGAGAAAATGTGGTTTCTCTCGCAAGAAACGTTGGTTATGTTCCAAGATCAAGAACCACGGCAAAAGCAACAATATCATTTTCAATAGAAACTTCAAGTACAGAAGCTCAACTTATTTTAAAAGCAGGTTTAGTTTGTGTAGGTAACGTAGATAATAGTTCTTATGTTTTTTCTGTTCCAGAAGACATTACTGCACCCATTATCAATGGAGTTGCAACTTTCAGCAACATTGAAGTTCATCAAGGAGTATATTTAACAAAACAGTT